GGGATTCTTTAATTCCTAATGAATGTAGTGCTATAGGTATATCAGTCATTATTCTTCCTTAACCTTAAACTTTAATTTCGTATACTTGAGCAGTACTATAAAACTTACCCTGTTCGTTAAATCTAATTACGTCATCTGTATCATAAGCTCTGCCTCTTAATTTAATAGTTGCTTCTGATGTACTAGATGGACTTATTTCAACTGTTAAATTTTGCAGAGTTGCACGATTAGATGAGTTTTGAAGATAGTTCTGGTAGTTACCAGTTGGTTTCATTATATCTGTAGAGCCATATCTTACGTAATACATAGCTCCAATATTAACTGCGCTATTTGAGTCATAAAAAGAGAGGGAAACACAATAATTAATCACAAGTTTAGAGTTACTAAATTTTGGTGTAAAGTTAAAATTACTTCCAGTAATATCGGCATCACTCAAAGTAGCATAATTAAATTCCGTATTCCATGAATGTGTTACAGTCTGTACTATACTTCCTACATTACCAATGCTTACAGGTGCAGTCACATTTCCAGAGCTATCAATCGTCATAGCTGTCGTACCATTGTCAGCCTTTATCGTATCAACAAGAACACTACCACCAATGTCTGCATCACCACTAACCTCTGCCGCAGTGGTACTTAGAAGAACAGCTTTACTTCCTATATATCCTGCCATTAGGTTTGCTCCATGTAACTCATTGTTGCTGAAATCTTATCTGCTACTGAACAGTCAATCTTTACAATATCACCAACATTAAGAATTATTTTTCCATCAAGAACTGCAAGGGTAGAGCCACTTGGTATCGGTGCATCCTTGATAATATATGCTGTTGTGTTCTGTGTCTGTGATGTTTGTGTTGTTGTACTTACAAGAGTAACACTAGCTGTGACCTGTGCCGTATGTACGTTTGCTAGGTTTAATCCCAGAACAACTATCGTACTTCCTGACTGTACTGTATAGAGGGTTTCTGGAGTTCCACTGCTTGCAGGGCATAAATCTCTTGTAATTACTTTGAACGCATTTGCCATGTTATTATCCTCCTAACGCTATCGCTAATGCTGTAGCTTCGTCAGCCGCCGCTGTTGCTGTTGTTGCTCCAATGTCAGAAAGAACCTCAGAGGTACTTCTGCTTTCTAAACCATTTGCTGTAAATCTTGCATATTCATCATCAGCAACAGAAGCACTATCTACTTTCACAGCATTGGTATTTGATATCCCAAAGGTGAGGGAGGCTTGACCGCCTATGTCTGACAGCACTTCACTTGTTGATCTGCTTTCTAATCCATTAGCCGTAAACCTGGCATATTCGTCATCAGCTACACTTGCACTATCTACCTTGACTGCGTTTGTATTACTTATGCCAAAAGTTAGAGAGGCTTGCCCACCAATATCACTAAGAACTTCTGAAGCACTCCTGCCTTCTATAGATGTACCTGATACTCTAAGAAAATCATCATCAGCAACACCAGAAGTAAACACTGGAAGATTACCATTTGATATACCTGTAGATAATGTAGCTGTTGTAGTTATAGCTGTACCATTGAGCGTCATAGCATCTGCTTCTAATGTACCATCAACATCCACATTGCCAGAAATATCTAAAGATGCCGCCGCTATCTCACCACTTGCTGTTAGTGAAGTAATATTAGGATTGGCCCCGGACCCTGCTAAAGATGCCATATCAGCTATAACTGAACTCGTAGCAAGAAGATTTAAGTCCTCCACAATGGCAGATGTCGCAAGGGTGTTCAGGTCTGAAATTATATCAGTGGTCGCAAGCAACGCCATATTTGCCACATTGTCTGCTGTACCTAATATAGACATATCTTCTACACAGGATGCAGTACCAAGTAATCCCATATCAGTTACAACTGCCGAAGTGCCAAGCAATCCCATTGCAGTTACATTACCTGATGTTCCGAGATGACCCATTGCTGTAACATTCGCAGACGTTGCAAGTATTCCTAAATCCTCTACTACTGCTGATGTACCTAAAAGATTAATAGAAGTAGTAACATCTGCTAAAGATTGTACTGCTGTTATAGTTGGTCCGGCCTCTGGATTACCTGTGGTTGCATTGAAACCTAGTACAGTTCCGAGCCTAGACGCTTTAGCCGGGAGGGTCATATTAATCGTGTCTATGTCGTATTCTGGAGCAACCAATGCTCGGTCTAGTTTCTTATCAATCTGCTGATCATGCATTAACTGCGTGTTTAAATCTGTCTCCAGGGCATCTGCCGTGATAGGTCCACCAGTTGTGTAGACGGATGTTCGAGCTAAAGGAACATTTGATACAATCGTTATTGTTTGGGAAGAGGTGGGGAAATTACTAGAAGTAAATCTTACTCTCCCGGTTCCGTCTGTATTTATCTTGGAAGTTTCAGAGCTAGAGTTCTCTACGTTATAATGGCTGCCGGCAGTTTTAAGCGTGCTATCAACATAGACTTTAACCTCGGTATAGGCATTAATCTGGAAAGCAAAATCAAAGGGTCCGGCACTGCCATTCCCGGTATAACTCTTCCACCGAACTGTCGATGTTATGTTAGTCATTCTAAACCCACCCTCTAGTATTTGTATACAATTATTTCAGTCATTAGTCTATTCAAAACTCCTTTTCCTCGTTTTCCATAATTGCATTCTGTTGAAGCTGTACAAGCCGATCTACATTTTCAAGCATCCATGTTCTAGCCAATCCCCTATATTCAGACAGTGTATTTGTTAAAATCTCGTATCTTTCATCCCATGAACCCATTGTATAGGCATCATTGTTACCACCAATAATATCAGTCATAATCTCTCTCATGGTATCAAATGTATCGTGATCGTAATCACCCTCTACACCAATATCTAGATTTTCAGCAACCAATCCATTTTGATCTATATTATTTACAACCCATGAATATATGTTCAGTTCCTCGGCAGTCATCTCCCATACTTTATTATTATCTTTCTGGGTTTCGGTTTCTCTCATATTTTTGGATAATCTCTTTGGGTGATATTTCCATGCATTGTTTGTCATTTCTGAAATTTTAATAATCTCTTTATCAAGATCAGAGTAACTCCCAGTATAAATCCTCATAGGATCCCACATAAGGTTCCATCCTCTTTCTTGGGCATAGTCTGGATCTATCTGGTAGGCTGTTTCTCCCCAGAAATTCATACCTTTTGGTATTTCCTCAGAGTAAGCCGGATGCCCTGCTTTATGTTTATTAATTGCCATATAGAAGCCTTTAACAAATGGACTAAGTTCCTCAATTCCTAAAACTTCAAGTCTGTCAAGATTTTCTTCAGTTAATGCTCTGGTATTAGATGCAGTCGGATCTATTATTCTTTCAATACTTCTTGTAAAAGAATTAGTTCCAATCAAAGGCCACTGATCTCTCCATTCGGAGTGATTTTCATCTAGGTACTGGGTCATATTATAACCTTGGTTAAATGTCGTAAATGTTTCTAGATGGCCTTGCACACTTCCACCAACGTCACCAAACCTTTGCCCGATATAAGTTACCATTCTATTTGACCATTCTTCCCCCGTTTCAGAATACCGGGTGGTCATATGTTGGAATTCTCCAAGTGTTTGAAGAAACGGCATATCGGTAGAATGTTGGGTAGCGGCAAGAAACAACGTATTATATAATTTGGTAAGAGCTAAATCTGATTGTTGACTAAATGTTTCATTTAAGGCCGGATCCCGAAACTCTTCATAAGTATGCAAGTCAGCAGACATAACTAATAGCGTAGATATAGGATCCATCCGGCTAAATGATGTAAACTTATACTCTCCTGTAAAATTACCATCGGCATCATACTGCTTTACACCTATTGATGATTTTGGAACCTTGGCTCCCCTGCCAATAATGTTTTGTATTCTTCTATTTGTTGGACCTGCTCCCGTAACAATTACTTCATCACCATACATCCCCTTCACTAATCCCATTGAGAATAATACTGTACCCCATCCCATAATCATCTTACCCATAGCTATATCAAACTCTCTACCCTGACCATTTTTAATTGTCTGGATCATTGGATGAAAGTTGATAGTACGATCTCCAATTTCTGAGAAAATGTTAGATGGTGTTTTATAAAATGCTGATAGCATTGTGCGACCAAAGAAGTTGTTTACCACTGGACTTGCATAAGAAAATGGCGCTCTAACATCACCCTGAAATGTTTCTTTGATTGCAGTTTTATTAGCCAGTTCAATTACTTCAGATGGTGGGTTTGCAATAATCAAAGCAATTTTATCTATCATAGCTTGCTGTAATTCGTCTTTTTGATACATAGGTTTCCCATTCACCATCTTAGACTGTAGAATTTTGTAGGTTTCCATACCTCTCCGGGTAGCCTCTTGAAATATAACTTTTTGACGGATCATTCCTTTAAAGAACTCATCAGTGGTAACCAATGCTCTTCCCGGTAATCGACTGGAAATTCCTAAAATATCAAAGAAAAGTTCGATACCCATTCCTGCATTATTTATAGTTTTATCAGTAACTGTCTTGTTTCCACCTACATTATATTTGGTCTGATTGCCTGAGATCCATTTGCCAAACTTTTCCGTTACTTCTAGTAGGTTATTTGTTGTTCCAATAGCCGGGGATTGTAAATCTAATTTGGTTGCTAAGTCGTTAGCTTCCCCAGTAACTGCGGTGATACCTGCCATCTTGAAGCCATTACCAATACCATATATATCTCCAATCATTCCCATCCACGCTTCTTCCATATAGGCTCTATCCATAAAAACTTTAGCTCTAGCTTTTTCACCTCCAACTAACTTCATTACTTGCTCACGGGCGGCTCCAACACCTCCAGAAAAACCTCGCTCCATAATTGTCATTGCTTGCATACCAATACTACCGGCCATATTAACAACCTGAGTGGGTCCACCAGATACGAGTGACATGATATAAGTTTCCTGAATGATCTTACTAGTAAGTAAAACTCCACTCTTCGCATACTCTCCAACTCTAGCTAACATACTTTGCTTTTGACCTAGTGTACCGATATTGGTAAGAGCCACTATCTGTTGATCTAAGAGACGTTCATCAACTTCTGTATAGAGTTTCTCAGCAGCCTTATTAAGCTCATCTAATTTTGCGCCAAAGATCTTATCAGTATGAGCAAGCATACCTACGGCTCTCGCACTTTCTGCAACACCGGCTGAAAACTTTGCTGAGAATTCAGACATTAATCCTGCCATAACTTGCAGTCGTTTCATAGCAGTTCTTCTTGCTAACTTTTCAGTTTCATTTTGGGGAGCCGCTACTTTTGCTAATTGTTCAGATCCATGCTTAAACTCAAGCATCATCTTTTTTAAAACAACTAAACTACCAATTACCTCTTCTGCATTAAGAGGGGTTCCTCTTCCCATTGTTAATATTTTGGTCATAAGAGACTGATCACTTGTTGTCTCTGCAAGTTTCATCATCTCTTTTACACTGAGTGTTTTTTTACGTCTTGCCCAAGTGAATAGCTCTTTATTATTCTTTTGAATATTCTCTAGCATCAATTCGTAAGATTGTGCGCTACCCGGTTCAACACCTTCTAACCCGTCAAAAAGTTCACCAATCTTACCAAAGTTTATCCCTCCCTTATATCCGGCACTTTCAATGTACTTGGTTAGTGAAGTAACAAAATCTTCACTCTGGGCAGGAACAACAACTTTATCACCGATGATCTCTGTTTTGGTTATACCACTTAATGTTTCACCTGCATCGTCAAGTACAATTTTACCTTTAGCACTGAGATTAGCAATACCTTCTCCAACATCTGCAATACCACCCCCAACACTAGAGATGATCTCTTTAGCCTTTTCGATTGGATATTTACCCATCTAACCCCCTACTTCTGAGGGTTGGTTTCCCCCGACATTGGTAACTTGACTTTTTCCAGACCCCGTAACAGTTCCCTCAGTTGAGACCGGGGGTTCTGCGTCTGAGAACTTTTTTGCGGCTTCGTCAAGTTTTTGTCTGTTGACTTCTGGTCTTTCATACCAAGGAATATCCTTATTTTCTGTTACCTTGAAATTGTTAGGAACAATACCATTTTTTGGATTTTTAATAAAGGCTAAAAATTCTTTTTGTCTAGAAGGTGTCATTAGTGAGGTGGATCCGTCCGAAAGGGGGTATTCGATATAAGTTTTACCATCTTCCAATTTTATATATTTAGACCCTGATGAAAATGTACCCGGCTTACCTTCTGTTACTGATGTGCCTGTTGCAGACTTATCTACAATACCTTTAAGTGTAGAATGGCTTACTACTTGTTCACCTTCAATCACCCAATTTTCCCAGTGCCAACGTCCTAGACTTGCATCGTCAGGTCTGCCTAAAATTTTATACACTTCTTCTACGTTTGCCCGTAATCCATTTTCTAATGCTTCAGTAAGCAATAAACCTCTTGGACCCCTGAAAACTGATTGAAGTCCTTCTGATATAGTTGTGCCTTCTTTTTTGTAGCCATCATATAGATTAAAACCTTTAAATGTTCCATCATCCCACAGATGCCGACCTTGTATTCTGTCCATAACCAGAACATCATCCCTGCCGGCTACCAATAAAATAAACGATACTACTTTATTATCTATACCGGCTCCGTCTGTTAATGTCATAAACTCTCTACGAATATCTTTTGCTGAAATATTAGGGTCACCAATCATAGAGTGTATTGTTTGTAAAACAGTTTCACTTCTACCCTCTGGGATTTTTCCTAACTCAAACAATAGTTGCCCGGTTGCATTGACGTTCATGGTAACCTGTTTGCCTGGGGAGCCACTAGGCATTAACTTTTTAATTGTATCTTGCCAAAGTTTTTGATCTGCTTTTGTAAAAGTTCCATTAATTGCTTTCTCAATAAGTTCTCTAGAACCATCAATTATATCTATAAAAGCTCCTTCTTGCTGTACTGGACCGGCACCCCTAGATAAAATTCCCCATATAAATAAATCAGCCGTTGTACCTAAATCCGCAGTACCATTTTCATATAGACTTCTTATGCCTTTAACATAGCCAAACCCTTCATCAACTCCGGCTTTCATTTCTGGTGTCAATTTCTGTAATTTCTCTGCCATAAGATTGGGGTTTTGAGCATATTTAATAGCTTGTAAAGGAGGTACAGGAACATACTCTCCACCCATTGTTTCAGATTGAAACTTGATCCAGGCATCTTCGGATTGTAATGCATCAGGGTTATTTTCTAATGCTTGGTCAATGTTTTTAATATTACCCTCTTTATTAGTTTTTATAAAAGCCTGTGTAATTGGAGTAACAACTTCAGTTTTTGCAGTATTTTCAACTAAGATTTGATGAGGAACTGTATTTGCTCTTGTACCTTCTGGGGCAAAAATTAAATTTGATATTTTTTCCTTAATTGGGTTTATTGTTTCATCTAGCTTCACTATGCCTTTGTTGACAATTTCCGTGGGATCAAAACCAGAAAACAGCTTTACTCCTTCTTCCTCACCGGCTTGTGCCTTACGAACTTTATCAGCTAAGAAACTAATACCTTCCTTTACCTTGGGAGTGATTTCCTTACCGGCAATTTTCATTCCTATACCTAAACCGGGCAAACCTTCCAAGAAGCCTAAAACAGTTTCTAACCCTCCAAACCATTTGGTAAGTGCATCCTCGTTTTTCTTTCCACCTTTCCAGTTTATAACCCCTTGGTTGACAGTCAGAGGAGCGACTACTCCTGTAAAGTCGAGTAGGCCAAAACCTTTCTGATTGGCATTGAGTAAAATCTCTGAAATTGTAAACGCTGTTTCATCATCAAGACCTGCCTTGTCAGATAAAAATGAATTCATAAATCCAACAAGTTGATTTCTATAATCTCTGGGAGGTTCAATAGTTTCAGCCTTTCCCATCAAAGTGGTAAGCTCTTGGTTTTTCTCTTCAGCGTCTACATCTAATGCCTGATTAAGTTCTCCGACCTGCGTGGTTGGGGGAGACATGATTGAAGCATCACCAAAGATTTCAGCAACTTCCATCGTAGGCATCAATCTGGTTTGACCATCAACCAACTGGAATTCATAACCATCACTGCCAGAATTATTAATCTGGTTTGCAATTTCAGCGCTCATATCCCACTTATTAGTCATTCAAACCTTTCCTCAATATCGCTATTTTCTTCTCTATTCTCTCGGCAAAAGACAATCTAGACTGATCATTCATCCAACTTATTATTTGTTGTGTCCTAAATGCCGGGGGAATATCATCAATTTTTTTTGCACCTTTCAAACTGTTCCAGACAGCAATCATATTTCTGACCATTTCCTCTTTATTGTCATCCGTAATTGTGTCTGTCCAATCAATGTCATTACTTAGATGATGCTTAGTAAATCTGCTAATATCCTGCTTCACAAAACCAACCGCTTTGTCCAGTTCTTTAGCTAACGCTTCATTTTTGTTTTCTGTAATTTTCTCTTCAATCAAAACTTTCACCCGTGCTATTGGGTCAAAATCTTCACCACTTTTTAATGCCGCCACTCTTTCATCTCGCAAAATCTCAAGAACCTCACGATATTGTCGCAACGCAATCTTCTGATTATTTGGAAGTGCATTTTCTGCCCTTATATTTGCCGGATCAAATTGAATTTTTGTTATAATCTTTTGTCTGGCCGCCTCCATACTTTGATCAAGTTGTGCCTCTATTGCTGTATTGAAAGCGTCAAAATCTTCACGGGATAATTTAGCTTTGCGAGATAGAATTGCACTATAGGTCAGTGAGTGTGTTCTTTCCATTTCCGACAATTCATTAAAGTCCTCACCATTAGATCGTGGGGGATGGCCGGGGAAATCTAAGATATCAAGAATATTCTCCTCTAGAGTTGTAGCTTCCTGATCTCGGCCTAATTCCTTTAACTCTTTAATGAGCTTTCTAGTATTTAAAATCTGAGAAGAAGTTAATGGTTCTGTACTCAGCATAATATCTTTAAGTTCAATCTCTATTTCATTTGCCCGATTTCCGGCATCAAACTCAAACTTCTGATCGATACTGTTTTCTATTCGTAGAAGTTCATCTACATCCGATAAAGCGGCTTGGGATAATTCTTCATATGTTGGGATAGCCAATCCAGATCTTTGGTCTTCTGGCAGATTGTTATATTCTTCTAATACCGAAATAAGTTTATTTAATTCAGGATCATCTGTTTTAAATGTACCCTTTCTAATTTTCTCGACCATCAAATATTTTTGCTTTACATCATCAATGCCATCAAGTTCTCCAAAGAATTCAGTAGTAAACTGGTCAATAAACCAACTCTTCATTTCACTGTCTATTTCTTTAATAGCAGTTGTTTGTGGACCTGTTTTTAACCCCAAGGTTTCTAAAGCAGCAAGCAGTCCATTCCTCTCTGACTTTAAAGTTTCAAGATTAAATGTTTCCTTACCTGATAATATTGCAGTCAAACTATTACGGGTTTTATTTAATCGGTTACGATATCCTATAATATTGGTGTTATTAACTGTGTCCACACCGCCACTAAGATGCGCCTTGGTATAGGTTTCAAATTCACCGATAGCATTCAGTTTTAGCCTGGCATTCATCTTTTCTGCAAGGGCAGGAGCCGATGGTCTTAATGCATCCACATAGCCAATGATGGTACTATTTAACTGATCTAATAACTCTATTGGGTTGGTATTGTTTGCAGTAGCCGCCAGTACTAAATTCGTCATACTTTGCGTTGCATCAATGAGAACTTCATTTTCAGCTACCGAAAGAGCCGCATTTTTAGCCGCAGATCCAAATATTGTGTTTTCATCAAAAGCCTCAAAAGCATCTTTATTGCTCTCATTTGCTGTCTTTATATCCGCTAGGGTAGGGGCATTTTCCACACCAAATTCAGCACCTTCTACTTTTGCCCGTTGTTGGTCTTTCTGAAGCTCAAAATTAGCCATACGATCTAGTGCCTGAGATAAGACAAGCATTGTTCTCTGACTTTCTTTTAAGCCTACACCTTCAGGAAATTGAGGCTGTCGGAGCATCTCACCTATTGATTGATATGGTCTATACGTCTCTGCCATTTAATTTAATCCCGGAGCCACACTTTTTGTTTGAAAACCTGTATAACTTTGTTGCTGATACATATTTGCCATTGTACTACCGGCTTGTATAAATCCCTGAAGCTGTGCCTGTTGCCCGGCTAATCTGTTATCTGCCGCACGCATCTCCCCGGTATAGAGAGACATAGAGGCATTGAAGGCTACACTTGCTAAATCTTCAGAAGCAGGTCGAGCTACAAGAAATACTCCACGATCAACCACACTTCCTGCCGCTTGTAATCCTTGTCGACCTGCTCCGGCAATAATAGAGGCTAGGGAAGAGTTGGCTCTTCGTAAGGCTTCTACCCCTCTTTTTTTTGCATTCACGGCTTCAATCCGTGCTTTTAACTTTTCATGTCTTGCCCGTTGCTCATATTGCTTTTTTGCTAAAGATCCGGCCCTCATTTGAGCCATTGCCGACATTACTGAAAATAATTGAAAACCCATTAGTTTTGCCCCGTTGATAATTTATATTCTAAACCAAGAACTGTAGCGAAAAGTGGTTTGGTCATTGTCATAGTAACTTGTGCCTCCATTGAATATCCCATAAGTGGAGCTACTCTTTTTCGCCCGGTAAAGGATGTGGAGGAGGCACCGGCAGTAAGGGGAAGCAGGGAGAAGGGAACTTCCACCCCGTTGATTGCAAGATTTTGAGCAGTGTGTAAGACAGGCGTGGCTTCCACAATTCTACGTTTTCTACTTACAACAACACCACTTGGTAATCGTGGTTCTGCCGGTAAGGTTTTGACTTCTACGTCATAACTTAGTCCGACTTCCACATAGGTTGTGGGAGCCTGATCTATTGTAATTGCCCCGGATACAACTGTCTTATCTGTAATAACAAGATCATCTCGCACTACGTCAACTGGAAATCTTTCCAGATGGCCGAGAGAACTACAGGTTGTATTGGTTGGTAGACTTTGATCTGGTGATGTTGCCCCGGTAAAATACTGAATAGATCCATCGGTTGTGCGATCATCATCGAAAATTTCAAGGTAATATTTAGTCGTTCCATCGGAAACTTGGGTTACTGCTAACCTCGTTGTATCTGAACTGGTAACAGTCTGGTTATCGTTTCCATAGTCATCTCTTGTCACTGTCACTACGGCTGCACCGGGGTTGGCTACTGTAAATCCACTGATCGCATTTATAGCTGTGTAGATGTTGTCTGCTGTAGTGTTGTTGTCTGTGTAGGCTCTGACGTAATGAGTATTGCCAGAACTAGCGCTAGGGGCTGACCCACTTGAAGCCTCAAACTGTAAGGTCATTTCCGTGCCATCATGTTTAGAAAATACAATGGTGGAACCTACCGCAATATTTGCATAGTCAGAGACAGTAATTGTGAATGTCGCTTGAGTTGGCAAAGCACGTTTCGTAACAGTATAGATATCCTCTATATCTACAGCTACATCCAAATAACTGCCATTGGTGACAAACTCAGTTGGTGCGGTTACGTTTTGAGGTCTAAGCAGACTGTAGACAGCCATTGTTCCATCGGTTCCATTCACCACCATTAGGAGATCTCCATCATCTGTGGAGGTGGCTCTACGCATTGCCATTTTAACTGGGCTTTTTAAAAGGTGTGAGGAAAGTAATGAAACATTATTTGAGTTGTAGTTTAAGTCACTATCACTGAATAAGAATTCCCGTAATGCTTTCCCGGATGACTGAATAAAAAAGGTTCCTCCCTCTACTCCCACAGGCGCTACGGCTTCTTTAATTCCTCTTTTGGTAGATGTTTTAATAACAATGTTTGTAGGTGTGATTGGATCCAGAGTGGACTGGGGAATAAAGAACTCCCCGGAACTTGTGAATATTTGGAGATCACGACCAGAGCGAATGGCATTTATAGAATTCAAACTATCTGTGGATATGATTACAAACACGGCATCATCTGCCAAACCTTCACTAGATCTGAAGTTATAAAAGTCTCCTACCTTCGATCCAAAGACAGCATTCGGAAGAGACTTGGACCCACCAAAATACAAACGGCCTTCGTGGAATGTACAGGTACGAGGATAGCCTTTTGACGCAGAGAATATTTCAACATACCCTGTTTCTAGCTCCCAAGCTCCAGACGCTATTGCCACACTTGCTTGAAAGAATGGAACTTCCACCATTGTCTTAACAACAGTCGAGCTTTCATATTCTATGATCTTTGCTCTGCCAAAACCATTAGATACGTTAATATATTGATTAACGTGATCAGTAGTAAACACACCAGATGAAGCTGTTACTTTAACTGTACCATCTACCGCATCCGGGGTAATTGTGGCACTAGGGTTAGTCGTAGCGGTTGTGAAATTATAAAAAGGAGATGTTAGTGAAATTGTAGCGTGTGTCCATGTAGCATTTGTACCGCCTCGTACAATAGACCTTGGCGCCATATCTTCCTGAACCAAAATGAGAGTATCAGCCGACTGTGTAAAATTTACCTTTGAAAGATCAATGTCTCCCATATTTATGCTGAGATAGTCATTGCCTGATCCATTAATATTGGTGATTTGCACCTGATTGGCAAAGACAAACATTCGCACATCAGAGGTGGTTTTCTTCACAAACAACAGCATGAATGACTGCGTTGTAGAAAATTCAAATGGAATTAATCTAATACCGGCAAGGGTAGTATAGCTTCCAAGATGAGACGTAAGATCAAACATAAACTTTGATCCCGGTCTACGTTCAAATCCCCCTTGGGGCATAACCAAAACATTCTTTGCTCTGTCTAATGCGGAGGCATATTGTTGAATATCAATACGACCCTGTACTAAGGGATCAATCTCACCTTGGGTGAAATTTGACTGGTAAAGAGTAACCCGGCTCATCTTGCATCCACGAGAACATAATCTGCAATAACGGGAGATGCTTGCCCGGATCCATCAATATTCATAGCAGTTCTAAAATAACCACCACGACCGGCTTCAATAGGGGAGCCTATAGCCTCTATTTTCCACTGTTGCATTTTAGATGCCTGATCCGTAATAGGCTCTGCGAGATGCCAAGTCATCATATAGGTTAGGAGTTGTACAAAATAAGCCGGCATAGATCCCTCGGCTACAGTTGCCTGATAGTCTACATAAATTGTACTTTCATGGGTTAAGAGTTCAGCGCCCTGTATTTCATAATCTGTCAGATTAGGTGCAAAATCATCACTTGACGTAAACACCTTCCGAGGTACTCCATTAGCCATGTCACTAGGAAGAGTAAATGACTTCCCCCAATAGGATATCGGGTCGCCACTACTTTCACTCAACTGTACCTTCTTTAGACTAAAACTCCACGGATACATACCAAGGGTCATGGCCTTAACTTTAGGATAAATTGTATTTGATAAAGAGGCGGCAGTAGAGCCATCGGAGAAACTAGTAATTGCTGTTGAGCCTAAGTACTGGAGAGCGGCTGAACAAATAAGAACGTCTGTATCCCCCGATGCCATATTCTACCTCATAGAAGTCGTGGTGGGGCATGTTTGCCCCACCTGTTCTTAAATATTAGTCACTGTCTGAGACAGCACCAATTGTGGTTCCATCTCCGATATCCACTACTCCAGATGCATTAGATACAACAATGTGCATAGTTACTGTACGAGTACCGCCAGTAGCTCCATGAACAATTATCATGTCACCAACCACCAGTGTATCTGAGAGGTCATTGAAATAACCACTCGCATCGATAGCCGTATGAGCATCAGTAGATGTATAAATATATAAGGCCGGGAGTGTGCCAGAAAATGCCTGACCTCCAATAGTTCCCCATCCTGATCTTGCAAAAGCCATATTAACTCTCCCTACAGGTTATGTCGCAGATACCATTCACATCGATGGCTACTGCGTTTGATGAAAACATTGCACTGACGAGCCAAGATGTACGATCTGCCTGGTAGTTGATCTCTGTCTTTGGAGCCATACCAATCGCATGACCAATCGCATCTTTATGGAATGCAAAACAAGTTCGGTCACTTGAACCATCAATGGTTAAACCATCCTCATCCCGGTCACCAATCATGTGGATAGAGAAGCCGGCAAATGTCGATACCTCACCTCTGGCCAATCCCTGAAGTTGAATGAAATCAGAACTTACAGCCCTTTCATCACCCAAGAGAGACTTCATAGAATTTGCGTGCATAATCAGATGTCGATCCGTCATTGGAACATTCTTTGCAGATAGCTTAGCACCTGCCTCTAGAATTTTTCCTACATTCATATCTGACGCAGTGGCGGAGCCTGTGGTGACCACAGTGTTGGCCACTGTAGATCCGGCAGATGCGGCTAGTAATGCATCAAGAATAACCTGATCCATCCTACGTCCGATTGCGTTGCCAAGTGACTGAGCGACCTCATTTCGCTCGTCAAAGTTTACTTTAGCCTGGTTGAATATATCTGTGTATTCATGTGCAGACCAATTTTTTAATGTACAGGATACATTTGAGAATTGTGCATTTGCCGCAGTTACTAAAGTTCCCGGGGTACGCTCACTAGCTGTTGTAGCCGCAAGTTTTGGAAACTTTACAATTTCACTGCCAACATTTGTACGAGTTCTACAAGTTCCCTGCAAAACGGATGTGCCTTGGTACGCTTGGTGTACCTCTGCGGCAAACATCGTTTGAAAGACGTTACTTATAGTAGTTGCCATAGTTAAATATTCCTCACTAAGAAGTTAAAAATAAACTTGGTTGTGGGAACATTTCCCGCCAATTAATCAAAAATTAGCGGCCATTAGGTTATCGCTTAATCAACTATTAACACAACACTATGTTGTAACGCAAGCTAAAAGTATCCTCTAGTATCCGTTATTGCAGATTATCGTAAAATTCCTTTTCCTTTTGTGCTCTCCAAACGGGGTCATCTTTCCACCGGGGGTCAGCTACATAGGCTTGAAGTTCTTCAGCAGTTTTCTTTTCACCTTGCAAGGAGGGGATAGGTATTTCCTGTTCACCTGATAGATTGCGTAGTTTTCTTAGAAGTCTGGTTCCATCCGCAGATCCCCCTAACTTATCCAACATTTCAAATTCAGTATTGTTAATCAGGTTTTTTGATTGCAGACCCTGCGCCCATTCCATATTAGATTTTACCATTTCAACACCATTCTTACCTAACAGCCTTCGTTGTTCGGCAACATATTCCTTTTCATCCATAACTTTTTGATTTGCACCATCAATAAACTGCTTTGCCAGTCCTTCGAAATCATCCTGAGAAAATCCGTATTGTTTAGCTATGCTGAGATAGGAATTTAACATTTCATCATCTTCC